GGAAAATCTAAAATATAAAAAAAATAAGTAATTGTATTGGCTATTATTGATAAATCTATGCTATACTTTATTTGACATAAGTATAACTACGGTATACATATGGCATAGTTATGCGATAGCTGTAGTGTTTTTGATTAAGGAGTGATTAGATATATGGCAACAGAAAACATAAAGAAGGGACAGATTGCTTATCCTGATAACTACGAGCTTAAGTATGTTAATGGGGCATTTGGTGGCAGAACAGCTAAAGGGGAAATGATCGTCAATTTCTTTTTTGAAACTATGCCCTATCCACAAGGTTCAGAAATTAAATTTCTTAGTAACGATGATACGGCCACTGAAACTTTTATCGAAAGCGACGTAACCGTAGTTAAAGAAGTTAAGGGCGGCATTATTATGAGCTTAGAAACAGCAAAATCTATATATGAATGGTTAGGACGTAATATTGAATTTGAAGAAAAAAAAGAATCTGAATTAGAAGCAGGTGAATAATATGGAATTAAGTCTTAGCACTGAAACAGGTATTGGCAGATACTCTTCTTTTGGATATTCATCAAATTTTACAGGAAAAGAATTAGTAAAAGAAACGATTTCTTTAGTTTCGGGTTATAAATCTCGTAAAAAAAGCTATACTTTAAATAAAGAAAACACTAGTATAGCAGGTGAGAGATATTTGGAAAACGAGATGAAAGGAATAGTTAATGTCGAATCAGGTGATTTAAAGCTAAAATTCAAAGTCCCATATAATTTTTTATACACATCTGAGGATGGCGTTTTTTTCTATCAAATACCCGAATTAAGTTTATTTGGATATGGCAACGATTTGAGTGACATGTTAAATGATTTTTATGAGAATGTTGTCATTGACTGGAAACTGTATGTTAAAAACGATATTGAAAAATTAAGCGAACAAGCGATAAGTCTTAGAGAAAAGCTGTTAGAACTTTTAGAGGAATGTTAATCTGTGACAGTTTTTAAAAGCCGTAAAGTAGTATCTTCTCTGAAAAGAAAGGGCTTTGTAGAGGAACCAAGGGATCATATGACATATACTTTATGTGATGAAGATGGCAAGTTAACTACAATTTGGACAAAGGTAAGTCATAACGGTCAAGATATCAACAAATATTTAATTAAGCAGATGAGCAATCAAACAAGACTATCGAAAGAGGATTTTGAAGATTTGATAAATTGTCCTCTCTCAAAAGAAATGTATTATAAAAAGTTAAGGGATAAAGGTTTGCTATAAAGCAGTTCTAATACTAGAACTGCTTTTTTGTTATGAATATACATTATTAACAACATTGTTTAGATTTTCGTTCTCCAAGGATGTATAAACATCCAGTGTGGTCTGATAACTTTCATGTCTTAATAGCCTTTGCGCAATTTTTACATCTACTTTATTTTCCCACAATCTTGTAGCAAAAGTATGCCTGAACATATGGCTGCTTATATGAACCCCTGTACGTTTGCTATATCGTTCTAAAAAGGTTTTTACAGTTTGCGGATCTAATAGGTTCATATCGTTGTCGGGAGCAACTAAATTGCTTTCATTTTCAGCAAACCATGCTTTTAAAATTGGAACAAGTAGTGAAGGCAATGGAACAATCGCACAGGATGCGGGTGTCTTTGTCTCTTTAATCTCAAGTTCTTTTGTTTCGTTGTTTTTAAATATATTTTTGGTAATCATTACTCTTTCATTTTCAAAATCTACATCATTTTTTTCAAGCGCTAGAGCTTCACTTAGTCTTAATCCCATATAATATCCAAGCATAAACACGATTTTATATGAGCGGTATCTGGTAGACTGGTTTTTATCAACAACGCTTAGAAGCTCTTTAAATTCATTTTCAGCAACTGTTTTTTTCTTAAACAAATCATTTTTGGCTTTGCCGGTTATTTTTAACCGCGCATATGGCAGGCGATCTATATAGTTGCGATTGTAAGCAAATTTAAATACTCCGCTGAATACCTTCACTATATTTTCGACTGTACTTTTGGAAAGTTCTTTTCCTTTTTCTGCAATAAAATTTTGAATGATACTGTAATCTAAAAGTGTGATATCAGCACCCTCAAATTTAGGCTTGATATGCTTATTATAATATGAACTGCGAATCTGTTTTGTGGTCACTGAGGTATGGGGATCTGTTTCTATATATTCCTCCCAGACATCGCCAAACGTTTTTTTAATATTTATTAATGATCCATCAACTATTTTAGTATATATAAGTCTTTCATGATTTTGTGCATCAGTTTTTTTAACAAAGCCACTTTTTGAATAATGCTGAGGTCTTCCATATTTATCTTTATAATCGAAATAAACTCTATATGTAACTCCTTTTTTTGCTTTTTTTGATTTTACTTCTCTAATTGACATTTAAAACAACTCCTTTATTTGATATAATAGGAGCATAGTTATAACAGTGCATAATTGGAATAATCCCGTTATAACTATACTGCAAGACTGTCTTTTGCTAGGCGGTCTTTTGATTTGTTTAATTAATAGTTACATTAGTAACTGTTGGATTAACATCAGGGTTGCCATCCCAGTTATATGTCACGATAAAATTACTTCTAATTTGTGCACCAAAACTATTTTCAGCATCCACCCATGATGATACAGTGTATACAGTACCATTTTTGTTAATCACCCATTCATCTGCTTCCATAATTTTGCCGGGAAATTCAGCAGTTGAGGGTGCTTTCAGATTTGCTTTTACGTCTTTTTCAGCTTGATATTTAAGTGTAGCTTTCTCTTCACTTGTAAGAATTCTATCTTTTACTTGCTGTATTGCTTGACCATCTTTATAGAATTCAATTGTACCACTCGAAAATCCAGTTACGTTAGCATCACTGGTTATAACAACATTAAATAAATAGTCTTCATATTCAATTGAAACCATGCTATTAGTATCATTGTTTTCAATTTTTTTAATATTCATGTCATCTGTTTTCATACCTATAGCATCACACGCATTAAATAAACTGTTTATAATAGAAACGTCCACTTTATATTTTTTTGCCAGTTCTTCTTGTAAAGTTATTTTTGTATCTTTTGTTTTGCTTTGATTACTTGTTTTTTTATCTTTATCACCACCACCGGCAGCTAGTCCAATAATCATTAAAACAACAACTATTACAATACCTTTTTGCAGTTTCCCCTTTCCCCAGAAATTTTTTAATTTTTCAATCAGTTTTTTCATTTTCTTGTCTCCCTTCATAAAAACTGTTTGTGATATTATGTATCACGATAATATTATAATACATAATTTTACAATTTTTAACGATGAATAAGATATTGTTAAAATAAACATACTATGTTTATGAAATTAAAAATAAGAGAAGTCAGAAAAAAAAGAAATTTAACGCAGATTGAATTAGCAAAATTGACCGGGATAAGTAAATCATCTATTAGCCGATATGAACGTGAGGAAATTTGGCCTGATATGCTAGAAATGGAATGGATTGCATTAGCAATGAACGTTAAAATTACGGACCTATTTGATTCAAAAGTCAAGTAAAATTCGTAAAAACGTAATAAAATTCCCATATATGGGAATTATGCTGTTTTCCCTTTTTTTATTGTGTTTTTAGACATATAATTAATTTATGGATAGCAAGGAGAGGGAGGAGTTATGACAGCAAAAATATTATATTTAAGAAAAATATTTAAAATGTTGGAAGATATGGAATTATTGGAAATAAAAAAAGTTTATGCTGTTACAATGCAAATATATTCCAATCACTAACAAAAAGAGAGGACAAAGTAATTAATCTTTGTCCTCTCTTTTTTTGTTCTCTAAATTTTTCGCAAACGTTTGTAAAAAAGATTTTAAATATTTTCTCTCATCAGCACTGGCATTCAGATATGTTTCTATAAGTATACGATCAGTTTCATCAAGTTTGTAATCATCTACAATCATATCAATCGCCACATCTGGAAATTCAACAAACATTTCGCCAGTACCCTCAGTCAACCAGAAATAATCAACATTATAAATTGAGCATATTAGTTTAATATTTTTTTCTGTTAATGGTGTAATACCGGATTCAATTTTGGAAATTGATGCTTTGGTTAATCCTATTTTTTCACCAAATTTTTCCATGCTCAAATTCAATGTTTTTCTGAGTAGTTTAATTCTATAGTCTATAGAATTCATATATCATTCTCCTTTCGATAATAAGTATATATTAAAAAGTTAATTAATTCAACAATTTTATATTGACAAAGTAGAATTAATAAACTATTATATGTATGTAAGTTGAATAAATTAACATTTGTTAATCTTTGAAACCTGTATATCATTACCCCTCTCCCTATTAAAATGGTATACAGGTTTGAGGGGTTAACTCACGAAAGGGGTGAATATATGACAGCACAAGAATTTAGAGATGCTCAACAGGATGCTATTGAGATAGCTATTATGTTAAGTGAATTAAAGAAAAAAGACCCTCAAATTTCAGAGCGTCTTAAATGGATGATAGAAGGTATTAAATTAGCCACTTGTTCAAAAAAAGAAAATTAGAGAGGGGGAACATTAGATGATAAAACATCCGACAAGAGAAGTATTAGAAAGTGGTGGTATTGTTGATGGTGAGGCGTTTGAATTAATGTTAAAAAAGGAATTACAAAGTGAAGTTATTAAGGAACTAAAAGAAATAAATCAGCACCTTATGGATATTAAGGTACTGATGGGGTATAAAGATAAATTATATTGTGACTCTAATATTATTGATGATTAATAATCGATAATATCAAAATCATTTTCACTAACGAGTGCATATTTATTGTATGTATTTAGTTCCAATTTAAACGAATAATTTTTATTTTTTGAATCTGTGTAATCAACTTGAAGCCAGTTACCATTGTTTAGATATTGATTATCTATAATGGCAACTTTAGAAGATCCAGGGACTATTGTTATATCTTTCAATCCTACATACGGAAAGTTACGATTATTTTTACTTTTGCTTTTATATTCTGCTAAATCTACATTTGTTGAAAATTTTTTTAACTTAGCATTTGATTTTCCAAAGTTTTTAATTTTCACATATGTTCCGTTTTTTGTAGATACAAGGTAGAGATAGACATATGGTCTTATATTTGTTTGAGAATTTCGGTATGTTTGATAGCTAGAAATTGTAGCAATTATTATAGAGATTACGGAAATTATAGTTGCTAAGTAATTAAAAACTGGTGTTGGCATATATTTCACCTCACTTTCATTTGATTATCGACATTGCAGTGTCGATAACTAAATTATAGCAAAGGTGAAAAATAAATCAAAAAGTGAGGACTAATTATATGATAAAAAAACAAAAGAATTTGATTGATCAGGATGAATTCACCATCATTTATAGTAAATCGGGTTGGTATGGTTTTTCAATAACAGTAAAGAAAGATGAAATTATTGAAACCAATCATAAAGACAACTTCAAAATTATTAGATATTGTGATGATAAATTTCCTAACACTTATGATGAGTGTGTTGAACGTAAAGTGAATCAGGAAAAGAGAAAAGCAAAAAAGATTATTGAATTTAAACTTCATGATGATAGATGGTTTATTGATTCAGAAGATATTTTAGAATATGAGGTCATTAGTGTTAAGACACCAAAGGAAATATTTAAAGAAAAGGGTAACTATAAACTTATAGAAACAGAAGCTGAATTTGATGATTACATGAAATCTAATCTTTCATGTAATAACTGGTGTCAAATAAAGCTGGCTAAAACAATGCTTAGCCTAAATCTTGGAAATGGTTTTATAAATGGTTTTGATGATTTGATTGGAACAAATTTAAGCAGATACAGACTAATGATTGCACTGGCTAAAGAATGCGATAATCGTGATTTACTGATGTATATGCTGATAAAGAAATTAGGTAATTGATATGATCTGGATAATCTTATTTTTACTGCTCTGTGTACTTATTGAATTTATATGTATATATGTTTTAACACATAAAAAATAGTCTAAGGAGGATTTTATGAATAATTTACAAATTATTGAACATGAAGGAATTAGAGTTTTAACAACTCAGCAACTGTCAGAAGTTTATGAGACTTCAACAGAAAATATTAAACAGAATTTCAAGAGAAATAAAGAACGTTTTAATGAGGGACGTGACTATTATTTATTAAAAGGCGAACAGCTTAAAGAATTTTTGCAGGTGACTAATAGTCACTTACAAAATCAATCAAAAATCAGAAGCATGTATTTATGGACCGAACGTGGAGCAAATCGTCATAGTAAGATTTTGGATACTGATCAAGCGTGGAAGCAGTTTGATGTATTAGAGGAAACGTATTTCAAAGTTAGATCTATGTCACCGATGCAAATGTTAAAACTTCAAAACGCTGCACTAATGGAAGTAGATGAAAAAGTTGAACATATTGACAGTCGAGTAACTAATCTAGAAAACACAACTACTGTAGACAGTAGAAAGCAGTACACACTAAGAAAAATCGCGAGTGCAACAGCAGTTAGAGTCTTGGGAGGTAAAGACAGTCAAGCGTATTTAGAGCTCCATCATAAAGTGTTCTGTCAGTTATGGAGAGATTACAAGGATTATTTCAAGATTCCAAGTTACCGCGATACCCTAAAGATAGACTTCGAAAAGGCAAAAGAATACCTGCAGGGATGGAGACCGGATCATAATCTACAGATTGAAATTTCAAGCGTGAATGAGGGGGCATAGTATGGATTGTATATTAGTTAGTATAACAATAAGTGTGACCATTTCTTATTTGATAACACATTTGTTATTGGTAAGGCATTTATTGGATATTGAAGATAAATTTCGCAAAACGTGTGATTTTACAATTAATGAGATTAATAAATTAAAAAAAGGGTGATATAAATGAGACCTACAGCAATGCTTACATTCGAGCAGGTTAAGACGGATTTAGGAATTTCTACTAAACAGCTAAATATTTTTATTGATTTAGGCTTGCTTAATCCGATTTTTTTAGGAAAAGGTTGGAAATTTAGCCAAGAAGAAATCCTAGATTTTCAAAGAGAATATCGTGGCGAACGCATGAGTAATTATGTTGAAACAGTAACAGCACATGAAAAACACATGAAAAAAGCTGCTATGTCCAGTAGCAGCTAATAAATGAAACCACGTTAATTATAGAATATAAAAAGGAGTGTGTCAAAGGTGGAAATTATTGAACGTTTAAATGAAATAAAACGGGTTGTAGATTCTAACAGTTTAGAGGAGCTTATCGAAGCGTATCCGGATGTTGCAAAATATGTCCGCTTTGAAGTTTCTGTATACGCCGCAGTCGCAGCTGTAAGCGCATGTCTTATCGATAATCTGATAAAGGATATCGAAAATGGAAAAGTACATTAACAGGCTTAATGCCAGAGGTTTCTATACGATCGTTTTAATTATAATTTTGGTAGGTTTTATAGCTGCGGGAGCTTCAGGTATCATTTTCGATTTTATCGTCGGGATAATAAAAAATATATAGGTTTTTAACAGTGTTTTTAGGGTACTGTTTTTATTTGCACCAAAATCATGAAAATAGGAGGAATAAAAAATGTTAAAAAACAATAGTGAAAGAAAACAATGGATTGAAAATGAAGACAATTATGAAATTATCACTGTTTCAGAATTTGCCAGATACAGGAAGTCAAGACCGCTTGACGACGGTTCATGCATAGTTATTTTTGAAATAAAAATGAAGGCATCGGTATGGAATCATGAGACGCGTAAAACAAATGAAAAAATCAAGTGGAGTAAAATCGGAATGTTTATTACATATTCTTATGAAAATGAAACGCTTCTAGAACAGACCTGCATAAGTGATATTGTTTCAAGGATGGCGAAAATGAAATGATAGAAAATCTTAAGGGAGAGCTGTGGAAACAGTACCGCGATACAGATTATCATTTTTCATCGTATGGACGCGTAAAACGGATATACAGGCATAAGGAACGCCTTTTGAAGCCGTATAAGGTAAGCCGCCGGAAAGGCTCGGAACTGTGGGTTGTAAAGGTCTACGGTAAAGAAACACCGGTTTCAAGAACTGTATATGAGCTTTTTATCGGTACGGTTCCCGAAGGATATAACATTATCCATCGTAACAAGGTACAGAGCGACAATGCAGCGGTTAATTTAAAAGCAGTATCTAAAAAAGAACTTGGCACACTGTACGGCGGAAGAACGCGGATGCAGAGACTTATATATGATATGGAAAATAAATGCTTTTACAAGGGGACCAGAGAAGCAGGAAAAGCCCTTCACATAAGCAGGCAGACAGTTTCGGACTACTGCAACGGAAAGGTCAAAAAGCCTATGTTTAAGATAAGATGGGCAAGAGATGGAGAATAGAAACAAAATGAAGATGCTCAGGAAGGGATGATATTTATGCCAAAACCGCCGGTTAAGTATCTATTACTGGATATTAATGATGTTACAAATGTTTGCGGTTCTATATGGAGTGATGAGCTTAGCAAGCTGTTGGAAATAAAGCCAATCTATTTACCTGTATGGTTGTGCCACAATGGTGTTTTGGAAGGTAAGTATTACGTTGTAGAAGATGTTTAAATATTATGTCTACATAGAAAGTGAGGTAATTGTACTACCTTTAGTTATTTATGCAGAAACAAGGGAAACAGCCTATAAAAATGCAGTAAAACAGTTTAGAAGGATATTTAAAAAGAAGAAAATTACAAGAGTTACTATCCACAAAGATCACTACTGGTTCGGTGGATTTGAATATTAAAAAAGAAAGTGAGAAATAAAAAGATGTTAGAGACAACTAGCAAGACAGTTTCAAAATGTATACAGTTTGAGAAAAGTAAAGAAAAAATAATTTTATCTGTTTCAATAGAAAATATCGACAATCAGAAAATTTGGAAAACAAAAGATTTCCTTGAAGCAATGTTTAAGGAAATCCTAAAAGAAATAAAACTTTAAATATTACTTATTTATTTTTTTAGATAATTCGAATAAAGCCATAAAAGATTCTGGGTTATCAAGTAATTTTGGGATCATAGTTTCCATTAAAACTTGATTATCAGTTTTTTGACTATTGGCAGTTAGTTTATCAGCTAATACTGATATAGCACCTATATCTGTTGATTTTGTTTGCTCTTTTATGATTTCGATATCATCTTTTATTTGATATAGTTCCTGCAAAACATTAGATAAATAATGTTGTTGATTTATTGGCTTACTACTTGCTTTTGTATCTAAATTATCAAAATCGAATGATTTAATTGTTGCAATTAAACGCTCTCTTGTTTTTTCAACTTCATCTAGATCATCTAAAGCATAATCAAATGTATTGATATTAGAAACATCAAAAGGAATAGAATCAGCTTTCGACTTTAGCTGAATTAATGGTTTTCCTAATGCTGAGCGATAGCCTAATTCATAGAATACATTTGGATTATGATCAGTTATATCAACCATTACAAGGTCGTAAGTTGATAAACATTCTAATATTTTATTTGTTATAGAATCTGGGTTTGCAATTAGACGTTCCGGATTTTCAAATCCACATGCATGACATACAGGTGTGATTATATGTTTAAGTAACTGATCTGAACGCTTACGAATATCAGTTTGTTCGTCAGAAATTGGGCAAACCACAAAACATTTTTTTGACATTTTTTTCACCTCACTTTCATTTGTTTATTATATCACAAGGTGGAGGTCAAAGAAATTCAAGTATTTAAAACTGCAAAAACTATTTTAGTTAAAAAATCTCTTTAATCCGTTGGTACATAAGGGATTAGAGAGAAAATATAAATGCAATATAATATTTAGGTTATATTGCACCAAAGGGGTGATAAATTGGCAAGACGAATAAAGCATTTTGGCGGTCAGCATGAAACCTTACCAATAAAAGACAAAAAGCAGCTTGATGAATTTATGTTCAATCTTCTAAGGAAAAGAGACAAAGCAAAAACGCCAATCAAAAAATACCAAGCTGATCGTAACTGGATGATGTGCATGTTAGGCTTTAATACAGCTTTCAGAGCCGAAGATTTACTTCAACTAAGGGTAATAGACGTAAAAAAAGGATACGTGCATATAAAGGAAAATAAGACCGCTAAGATGCAAAATTTTAAGATGAATAAGAAACTGCATAATGATGTTCTGGATTACATAAATAGAAACAATCTAACAGACTATGATTATTTGTTTCTTGGACAAAAGAAGGTTCAGAACGGTAAGAAATACGTTTATCCTATAACGCGACAGCGTGCACATAAAATTGTATCTAGAAATGCGAAGGAAGTGGGCATCGATTTTACTTTTGGTATGCACAGTTTAAGAAAAACATTTGGATATCAGTACTATGCCAATGGTGGTAATCTTCTAACACTTATGAAGATGTATAACCACGATGAACCTAATGTGACACTCCTGTATATTTGTTGGGGTAAAGAAGATGCGGAAAATGATAGAGAAGCAGTTTACTTAGGAGGCGTACATAAATGATAGTAAGTGATTTTTGGTTAGGGGTGATCCTAACCATTGCAGCAGAAGCAATAATAACAATTTTAATCGTTGATTATTTAGGTCAGAAAGAAAAGGATGATGATGAATGAAGTTAGAAGATAGAATTTATAAAGTTGAATACTATGTTAAAAAATTTAATAGTTGGGATGTAAAAGAAATAATAATTGATGATCAAAAGGCATTTTGGGAAATAAGGAAACCAGGTAGTCAAATTCAAAAAGTTTGTCTGTTTAGAGATGGGTCTAATATGTATATTTACGGTGATTATGGATCTTATTCATTCGATAAAATGACATGGCTAGGAAGTCCGTATAATCTAGAGTACAACAATCTTGGTTATCAAAACGAAAAGATGTCCTATTATACAAAAAATAATGTGTACATGTATGATGATGAGTCAGCTACAGAAGATATTATTGACTGGATTAAAGAAGTGGCAGTTGATCGTTATGATTATCATGAATCGGAGATAAATTTATTGTTAGAAAAAATAGATATAAGAAATAACCCTTATATTGATATAATTGGTTTTTGCTACGAAAATGAGTGTGATGATCTAATAGAATTATTAGAATTTTCTATGGAATTATATGAAAATTCAAATGATGAAATTGAATATATTAGTTATTTAAGAAATTCTAATTTAGAAGCGTTTGATGAAGTATGCGAATCACAATTGTGGAAAGCAGGTAAAAGAATATCACAGAATTATTTGGTATCGCTCTTGGCTTTAAAGATATGCAGTGAAAAATTAAAATGTCAAAGGGATGATGAAAATGTTAAATAAATTGATTTTATTTTTAATTAGAAAGAAACTTCATTTAAAAAAGTTTCAACAATTTTATTTTAGTAATCAGGCAATTAAAATAGAAAAATATTATTTTGATAATTATGGTATTATGAAAATTTCAGCTTGTGGATTAGTCAGATCAAATTTATCACTTAATTTCTTATTATCTGATGAGTGCAGGATCTTAATTAGGAGATAGGAATGATGGAAAATAAAGGAACAATTTACAAAGGTGAAGTAATGCATGATTTGAAAGCACTGTTTGATAATGCTGGTGATTATTTTGAAGATGAATATGAGCTTGTAAAACAATATATCGAGCAGTTGGAACAGGAAAATAAACTTTATGAAACAACGGTTGATGATATAACAAAAGAATTTACTAATGATTATAGTTCCACCGAACTAATCGTAATTATAAAGGATAAATTGATTAATTTGCTTATAAATTTATCTAATATTTAGCACCCTCAAAGTGTGATTTTACGTAAAACAAGGGTACGGTAACTTTTTTTTAAAAAATAACAATGAATAATTGGCTAAGAGTGTTGATGGCTATAGAGTTTAAGAGATTTATGCACTCTATCAAAAAAATTGACACTCTTAGGGATTATGTAACTTTTTTTACAGGTGTTGAAACCGGAAAGGTGAGGATAAAAAATGTTAAAAATTGAAAAATTAAAAGATCTATTTTTAAATTATGATACTGAGAATTGTGAAGATGATTTTAATTGTTATTTATCTCGGATTGCTACAAATTCCAATGACAACAAAAACATTTGTAGAGTGGTAACATGTTCAGAATGCGTAAGATTGTCGCTGATGAATTTATTAGAAGAATATAAAGAACTGTATAAATTAACAGCACTTGAATTTAGAATACTCAAACATGCAAAAGAACTAGGTCATAGGTTTGTAGCATGTGATTTTGATGGGGAGATTTGTTTTTATAGAAACAAGCCGGATAAAAAAGAAATAGCATGGAGTGATGGAGGGGATTTCTCATTAATATTTAATTTCGGTTTATTCAGTTTCATTAAGTGGGAAGATGCAGAACCGCGGGAAATTTATGAAATTCTAGCTAACTGTACCATTGTGAGCGGTGATGAAGATGATTAAATTATTTAAAAATAAAATAAGAAGAAATTATTATAAACCATTTGATAGACATGCAGAGATTATAGACGTTTTAATACAAGGTTTTAACCTATTGAGTGAAAAGTTGGATGAAGTTATTGCTGAAACTAATGAATTAGAAAAAGAGGTTGAAACATTAAAGATAAAGTTAAAGGAAGTAAAAGAAAATGCTTAGCAAAGAAGAATTACTAAAATATAAATTTGAACTAGAAGTTGCCTATGACGGACTTGGAATAGGTTTAGATATTGCTGATGTTAAAGACGCAATAAGTTTAGGTATAGTAGGATATGAAAAAATGTTTAACTTATTATTTAATCCTAAACCATACAAACTTGAAGATTTAAAAGAGGATATGTGGGTTTATGATATTAAATATGATGAATTTTGTATAATATATTTTATCGCTAGAATATATCCACATCGTAGTTATAGTGATGGAACTTGCGAAGATGGTGCATTTGAAGAAAACCGTTTCTTTCCAGTGCAATACGCTAATTTAATTAAAATGGGAGTGAAAGAAGATGGATAAACAAAATATTCTAAAGCACATTGAACGGTGGCTTGATATTAGGCAAAAAAATGGATACAAAAACGCTAGAATTGGTTTTAAAGGTATGGAAGAAATACATATAGTATTTGAAAATACATTTACTGATGAAGAACGTGAGACTATTTATGATGACGAGTTTTATGATCTATTTGTTGTAGATAAAATCTGCACTGATTGCTGTTATGAATGGGGATGCAAGGAAGAAAAGAAAATCGGTACATGTGAAAAATGCCAACTAATTACGAAACTGCGTGATAAATATGTTAAGTCAACAAGGAAAGCAAAGGAAAATGACATCTAAACAAATGGCATTCGTATTTTTCCTAATAATGCCTATTGCATTTATTTTGTCTCTTGTTTTGGGAATTAGATATCTATTTAAGGAATGGAGGAAACAGCATGGAATTTAACACAAACCAAATTAACATAATGCTTGATGCCCTGGAACATTACGGGAACGGTCCTCAGGTCGATATGGCCATAGAGGAAATGAGCGAACTTACAAAGGAGCTGCTTAAAGACCGCAGAGGTAAAGAGAATAGAAGTGATATAGCTATGGAAATGACAGATGTCTACATAATGCTTGAACAGCTTAAATTTATTTTCGGTATCGATGAAACTGAACTAAAGGTCAATGCTGAATTAAAGATACAGAGATTAAAAAACAGGATCGGTGGTAATGATGGAGACTAAAGTTAGACAAAGCAATTACATAACAATTTTAGGATGGATGATATCAGATCTAAAGTTAAAAGGTAATGCATTGCTTATTTATGCAATTATTTACGGCTTTTCACAAACACAAGATTTAGCATATACAGGAAGTAGACAATATTTAGCGGATTGGACTAATTCAACACTTCAGGGAGTATCTAAATGTCTAAAAAAATTAGTAGATGATGGTTTTATCATCAAGAAAGAAAATGTAATAAATGGTGTTAAATTTTGCGAATATAAAGCAGTAGTTCCTGAGTTGCTACCAGTAAACAAAGTTTACGGGGGTAGGCAACAAAGTTTACATAATAATATAGAATATAATACTAGTAATATATATAGTGCAAAATTTGATAAAAATGATGCATTTAAAAGATTCTGGAGTGTATATCCCAGACATACGAACAAGAAAAAAGCATTTGATGTTTTTGTTAAAAAATGTACCGATGAAACTGTACTGCAAAAGATGTTAAGCGCAGTTGTTGATTATAAAGAAACAGAACAGTGGCAGAATGAAAGATTTATACCTCACGCTTCCACATGGCTTAACGGCGAAAGATGGGAAGATGAAATCAGTACGGTCTCTAAAAACAATACAAATGATGATAATGAATGGATGAGCGGATATGAATAATTATCAGGATGATCTAATCGGTATGTTTCTTGTTAAACCGCAGCTTCTGGATTTAACTATTCTAAAACCATCATATTTCGATAAGAAGCATCGCGATATATTTACTGCTATAAAAAAGTCGTATAAAGAAAATAAAACTATTATTTTAGAGGATATCCTAGCAGTAAAGGAAATTGATGTTGACCTTGTTATTGCCTGTTCTACAAGTACCGCAACAACCGCTCTATTTGAACAGTATCAGGATTATGCAGTTAAGGAATACAAGAAAAAAGCTCTATTAGCAACTGCTAAAAAGCTCCAGAATGATGAAATTACAATTGATGAATTTTACAAGGATACAAACAATTTTGCATCTTTAGGGTCTTATTCATCGACGAGGCTTACTAAAGAACTGCTCAAAGGTTCTATCACTAAACACAAGAATAATATCAAATTTACAAGGTTTAGTAATTTGGAAAAGAAGCTTAATTTAAAGGAAAATGACTTTGTTATACTTGCCGGTGCTACCGGAGTAGGTAAATCAGGTATAGCTATAAATCTATTAGATGATCTGTCTCGCAATTATCCTTGTGTATATTTCAATTTCGAAATGGTAGAAGAGGAGCTGTATCAAAGACTTATTTCTATCAATTCAAAATTAAATCAAAAAATGCTTGAGCAGTATGAGACACTGCCACAAAAAAATATGAATGTTGTCAATGATGCAATTGATGATATTTCAAAAAGACATATTGACATTATAAATCATTCATCAACATTGGATAAATTAAGATCGTTCATTATGAGCTATAAAAGCGATAAGCATTTTATAGTGTTTGTGGACCATGTAGGGCTTATTGGTGTACGGGCTAAGAACAGTTATGAAAAAATGACAGAAGTAGCCAAGGAGCTAAGAAAAATGAGTTTGGATAACAACTGTACGATCATTGGTCTTTGTCAATTAAACAGAGAAGCAACTAAAAATGCAAAACAGCCTAATTTATCAATGTTAAGAGATTCGGGTGAGCTGGAACAAAGTGCAAGCAAGGTTATATTTGTTTGGAAGAACGAAAAAGACTGCGCAGAAGATTATTATCTAGTTATCGAAAAAAACAGAAGCGGTCCTAAATCCATTATCCCAATCGGTTATAACAAAGATAATCAGGTCGCTTACGAATTAAGCAATAAGAGAGATTTAAGGACATAGGAGGATTTAGAAAAAGAACAGAAATTTAACAAAAACTATTTTGATTAAAAAATCTCTCTAATCGCTTATGTAGCAAGGGATTAGAGAAAAAATGTAAATGCAATATAACATCTTGGATATATTGCGCGTTTAAAGGAGTAGAAGAATGGAAAAAATAGATTCTTTAAAAAAAATCAAAGAGATTAGTGATTATATAATAACTTTGAGCGTATTTGCGTTTATTAGTGGGATTATAATATTTATTTGGTTTGGATTTGGACTGGGACTAAAAATAATTGCAACGTCATTTGTATTGATGATATTTTTTAGAAATTTTTCTGAAAGTACAAAAAGATTGATGATTAAAGCTGAAATGGAGAATAATAATGAAACTGATTAAATTAGCAAGACGCAAAGGGAAAACAACAAGACTCATAAATAAGGCACATAATCAACCAATTTATATCATCTGTTCAAACAAAGAACGTGCTTATGAAATAAGTGAAATGGCTAGCAGGATGAATAAAAATATTTTATTCCCAATCTGCCTAGATGAACTTATTAGTTATGGAAATAAGGGAAATCATGTTAAACAGTATTTGATTGATGATCTCGATGATATAGTGCAAACACTTATTTATAGATATTTAATTAAGCCGCTAATATCTAATGGTGAAATCTTAGAAGTAACAGCAACTAAAACTGATTTAGCAGATTTAATAGGTGCAGTATATGGAGAATGACAATTTTAGTGATAAGGTACTGTCTGATTATATTAAAAGATATGAAGCGGCTATTAATCACGTATTTAAAGATTATCCTAAACAGCCATCAATTTACAGTCATGAAAGGCAGGAATACAGTGGGCTGGATATAAATACATATATCTATATCGCAGATAATTATGAAACATTAAAGGAGAGGCTTAATGGAAGAAAATGAAGTAACAAAAGCAGATATTAAACAGTTTATCAGAGATGTAACATCATGCGGTTATTACAACCGTAAAATCATATCTTTAACTAATCAGTTAGAAGCAATACATGTTCAGCTTGTGGGGGTAAAATCAATAGCGCCGAAAGAGTACTATGTTGAGAATAAAATACCGTTCAGTATGCAGGGAATAAATTCTTTACTCATTGATGAAGAAAAATTAATATTAGAACGTGATAAATATATTCGTAAGATAAATGAGGTAAGAATACTGTTCGATCAGTTGCCTATTAACATTCAAATCATGATGGTGGAACTGTATGTTTGTGGTTACAATCATACAAAGGTAGCTAACCGTTATAACTTTGCTAGACAGTATTTATATAAACTTATTAATAAATCAGTAAAAAAAGTTTTAAAAAAATAAAAGAGGTGACAATGTAACCTACTTTTATGTGTTATTATGATATTGTGGAAGTTTTGAAAGAACACCACAGCAACAGTTGATCTACACTTTATCAGGAAGAAACTCGAAAGGGTTTCTTTTATTTTAAACTGTCAGTTATGCAGCAAAACACCTCGCTTTCATTTTTTATGCATAGGTGGCAGTTTAAAATAATCTACAAAGGAGAAACGTATGTTTGACTATTATGGTGGAAAATGGAAAAAGAAACGAAACAGCATTTTGAGAAAAGATAAATACAAATGTCAGATAGCTAAATGGTTTGGTCGTAGTGAGGAAGCCAATACAGTGCATCATATATATCCTGCGAAGGATTATCCTGAATATGCATGGTGTGACTGGAATCTGATTAGTGTAAGCAATAAATCACATAATAAACTGGAAAACCGTAAGACTGGTGAGTTGACGCCTTTAGGAAAATGGCTGATGCAGAAAACTGTACCAGGAGTTGAATGGAGGAAAAATAATGGAAGTTAATGACAGTGGGATACATGATGAACTTCATAACATCTATAAACAGATAGATTCATTAGATAACACACTTACAAACATTTTAAATATTATGGAATTAAATTTAGCATTTAATTGCGGACTGATTAGTATCAATGATATTGCTAAACAACTGGGTATCGATAAAGATAAGATTGATAAAGAAAGGCTGGGGATTTAATGTGAAATATAATAAAAAAATATTAAAATCTGATAATAAAACCAAAGAAAAATTGCAATCCCCCCACCTGTAAAACGTTAAATAACGTTAAATTTCTACTGGGGTGGGTAGCTTTTTCCAACTCTGAGAACATTTTGTGAAAGGGGGTGATGGCAATTCACAAGCAGACAAGAACAAAAAAAATCAACGGTTTTATTAAGGATACAACAAATAAAATGAAAGATTTAGGAACTTATAAAATTGAATTTGATACGACGATCAGAAGATATGCAGAAATGCAGCTTCAGTATGAGATTTTAAATGAAAAATGGATTGAAAGTGGGTGTGCTGTCACCGAACCGTATACAAATAAAAATGGTGCAACCAATCAAAGAAAGACCGCAATTTATCTTTCAATCGAATCATTAAGAAAAGAACTTCTGGAACTTGAGAATATTTTTGGACTTACTCCAAAAGGTTTGAAAATGATTAAAAATAAAGGACTTGAGCAAAATAAAAAAAGCGCTCTAGACAGGATCTTTGATCAGGATGTATAAGGGAAAATATTTTGATGAAGTTCTTGAATATGCTGAGGGATGTATAACTGGAAAGATAAGAGCAAATAAATATCGAAAAAAAGCATGTCAAAGATTTATGGATGATTTAAAAAATGACAAATGGGATTTTAATCCAAAAGATGCAGATTTTGTTATCAATATTATCGAAAAAACTATCTGTCATCAGCAGGGTGAAAAAAGAGACGGAACGCCGCTAAGAGGTACTCCGTTTTTTTTAATGACATTTCATAAATTTATTATATATAACCTTCTTGGATTCAAGGAAAAGGGAACGATCATAAACAGATTTAAAGAAGCGCTTATTTTTATTCCGCGTAAAAATGTTAAGACATCTTTTGCAGGAGCACTTTCTTATGCACTTGGTCTTTTATACAGAAACAGCGGATCAAAGATATATGTTGTAGCAGCTGCATTAAAGCAGACATTAGAAACTTTTGGTTTTTTAAAGTACAACATTCGTAACATGGGTGAGCATGATGAAGACGGCGGTCATTTTCATATCATTGACAATAACAATGAACATTCGATTAAGGCTGAAATCGGTGGTGGTTTCTTTGAATTAAATGCTTTGGCAGCCAACCCCGACAGTCAAGACTCGTTTAATGGGAACTTTGCTATATGTGATGAAATCCATGCTTTTAAAAAGCCGAAACAGTACAATCTTTTTAAAGAAATGATGAAAGCATACACCAATAAATTATTAATTGGTATTTCAACTGCGGGCGATGATCCCAATTCTTTTTTAGCAAACAGGGTCAGATACTGCAAAAGAATTCTTGATAAGGAAGTAACTGATGATCAGTATTTTGTTTTCATCTGTGAAGCAGATATGACCGTTGACAAGGACGGCAATAAAATACTTGATTATACTAATCCCGAAGTTCATGAAATGGCAAATCCTGCATACGGAGAGTCAATAAGACCTGAAGAATTAATGAACGATGCTATGCAGGCAATGAATGACCCGCAGCAGCGGAAGGATTTTTTTGCTAAATCGTTAAATGTTTTCACAAATCAGATTGATACTTATTTTGATATGAATGTTGTTGAGGCAAGTGATCTTAAATACAGCTGGACTCTTGAGGAGCTGGCAAAATTACCAGTCAACTGGTACGGCGGTGCCGATTTATCAAAACTTCATGATTTGACAGGAGTCTGTTTATACGGGCGCTACCGCGATGTTGATATATGTATCACACATGCTTTTATCCCTATTGCAGTTGCACATCTAAAAGCCGATGAAGACAATATCCCGTTCTTCTGGTGGGAAGAGGAAGGATGGCTGACAACCTGCAACAGTGATGTGATCGAATATGAGGATGTTGTGAAATGGTTTATCGAAATGAAAGACATGGGTTTTAAGATAAAATGGGTGGGATATGACAGAAGATATTCGAGAGAGTTTATCTTAAAAATGAAAAAAGCCGGGTTCAAAATAAGAGATCAACTGCAAAGATATGTTGAAAAAACAGAAGCGTTTAGGGAAATTGAAAAGAAATACACCTTAAAGAAATTTTATTATCTGCATAACAAGGCGTATGAATACTGTGTCAGCAATGTAAAAGCAATTGAAGACAGTGATGAATTTGTGAGATTCCAGAAAGTAATGCCTACTCAAAGAATCGATTTATTTGATGCCAGTGTAATTGCCTGCAAACAGCTTCTTATTGCAGGTGAAAAATCATCGAATGCAAGCATGTATCTTGATTAAAAGGAGGAATATATGGCAAAGAAAAAAAATAAAAGCAGAAGCAGCGCCCCAAAAGAATCTGGAAGCCGGTCAATAGGATTAAGTATAGACAACTGGGACGTACTTATAAGCAGCGGATATACACCGCTTTCCCAGAATCCCGAAATAATCAGCGCTGTAAATAAGACAGCCAACCTGATTGCAGGCATGACTATTCATCTGATGGAAAATACCGAAAACGGCGATCAGCGGTTGCTCAACGAATTATCAAGAAAGATAGATATAAATCCCAATCCATATATGACAAGAGCAACTTTCATCAGTGCGCTTGTCAGGATTCTGCTGCTTGAAGGAGACGGGAATGCAGTTATTTATCCGGAAACAAGAAACGGACTGATAGACGGGCTGTATATACTGCCTCCTGGACAGGTTTCATTTATTCCGGATGGATTTGGATATTACATGATGTATAACGGAGTAAAGTATACATGTGATGAACTGGTACATATTCCTATCAATCCGGATCCGGTATTTCCATGGAAAGGTACAGGATACCGCAAAACACTGCGGCAGGTTGCTGATACTTTAAAACAGGCTTCAGCAACAAAAAAAGGATTCATGGAGTCTAAATGGAAACCTTCGATTATTGTTAAGGCAGACGGACTGACAGAAGAGTTTTCAACAAAAGAAGGGAGAACAAAGCTCCTTAATAAATATATCGAGTCAAGCGATGCGGGTCAGCCCTGGATCATTCCGGCAGAACAGTTTGATGTAACGACCGTAAAACCGCTATCTTTAAATGATCTTGCAATCAAGGACAGTGTTGAACTTGATAAAAAAACTGTAGCCGGTATTCTGGATATTCCGGCTTTTGTTTTGGGAATAGGCAGTTTTAACGAAAAGGAATGGAATAACTGGATCAATACACGGATTAAAAACATATGCAACGTTATTGAACAGGCGCTGACAAAAGTAATTTTGATTAGTCCAAATCTGTATTTTAGATTTAATCACCGTTCTCTTTTTGCGTATGATATTGAGACACTTTCCAATGTTGGATGTAATTTATTCAGCCGTGGTATTCTTTCCAGAAATGAGGTTAGAGACTCGATCGGATATTCGCCTAGAGAAGGTCTTGATGAGCTTATTATACTGGAAAACTATATTCCATCAGGGATGATCGGTGACCAGAAAAAATTAAATGGAGGTGGTGAACAGAATGAATGATGCTAACAAGACAAGATATCGAAGTCTTGGAAAAGATGCAAAATTTAAGACGAGAACCGAGGATGACAGACTTTATATAAGCGGTTATTTCTCGGTTTTTGATTCAGTTTATGAATTGTGGCCCGGTGCAACTGAAAGTATAGATGCACATGCATTTGACGGTCAGCTGAGCGGAGATATCAGGTGTCTAATCGATCATGATACAAGACTGGTATTAGGACGTAATAAAGCCGGAACGCTGAGCTTGAAAATTGATTCAAGAGGACTGTGGGGAGAAGTTGAGATCAATCCAAACGATCAGGATGCAATGAATCTATACGAGCGTGTCAAGCGCGGTGATGTTGATCAGTGTTCATTTGGTTTCGATATTGAAAACGAGGAATTTACTGATAACGGTGACGGTACTGTACACTGGACAATCAAGTCGGTGAAACTGTATGAAGTTTCAATAGTTACATTTCCGGCTTATGAAGAAACCAGTGTGAGTGCAAGGAAAAACGATCTTGCTCAAATCAGCAAAAGAAAAATAGAAACTTTAAAGCAAAATCTAAGAAAGAAACTGAAAGGAGAAAAGTAATGGCATTAAAAGTACTGATGTTAAGAAAGAAAAAAGACGGATTAGCAAAACAGCTGGAAGATTTAAGAAACGGCAGTGATTTTGAAACCCGTGAAAAAGAACTGGAAACTGCTATTGAGGAATTAAACCCTGAATCTTCAGAAGAGGAGCAAAAAGCAGTACAGGATGAGGTTGATAAACTGGAAACTGAAAAACAGGAACATCAAGAAAAAATTGAAGGTTTGGAAAAGGAAATCAAGGATATTGAAGATGAAATAAAAGAGATTGAGGAAAAACAGCCTAAACCAGTTCCACAGCCTAACCCCGACAAGAACAATGAAGAAAGAAAGGAAAATAATTTAATGGATACAAGAGATAAATTTTTTGGATTAAATATTCACGAAAGAGATGCATTATTTGCTCGTGAGGATGTTAAAAAATTCTTAGGAGACATCAGATCACTGTTCAGTCAAAAACGTGCAGTTGGAAATACAGAATTAATCATCCCTCAAAACTTCTTACCTATGGTTAAGCAGGTCGTAGAGACAAATTCAAAACTGCAGAAATATACTGATTTCCAACCATTGACCGGTACAGGACGTATGGTAATCATGGGGTCTTATCCTGAAGCAGTATGGACTGAACAATGCGGAAAGATCAATGAATTATCATTAGGATTCAATGACATTGAGGTCGACGGTTATAAAGTGTCAGGATTCTTTAAAATGTGCAATGCGATTCTAGAAGATAATGATGTTAATCTTGCACAGGAGTTTATTAATTCTATCGGTATCGCAATTGCTAAGGCGCTTGATAAAGCAATTGTTTACGGTAAAGGTGTCAAAATGCCTATGGGTATCGTAACAAGACTTGCGCAAACAGAGAAGCCGGGCGATTATTCAGCAACTGAGAGAGAGTGGAAAGATTTATCAACATCAAATATTATCAAAATTACAGGTAAAACAGGTATTGAACTGTTTAAAGAAATCACAAAATCAATGAAAACGATTTTTACAGATTATGCATCAAATAATCTTGTATGGATCATGAATCAAAATACGCATCTTGATCTTATTGTTGAAGCGATGGGAAGCAATATGAATGCTGCAATTGTCAGCGGTATGAATGATACAATGCCCGTTGTAGGAGGGAAAATTGAGGAGCTATCATTCATGGCTGATGGTGATATCGTCTTTGGATATATGAATAATTACAAACTTGTTCAACGGCGCGGTATGCAGCTGGCAACTTCAACTGATGTATTATTCTTTGAAGACCAGACAGCATTTAAAGGAACTGCACGATACGATGGTAAACCGGTAATTGCTGAATCATTTTCAATTATGAATATCGCAGGAAAAGCGCCTACTACTGTGGCTGCATTTGCTCCTGACAGCACTAATACTGTTGAAACTTTAGCGGCTAAAGCTAAATAAAAATGAATGACAGCCATAAATTATCGGTCCTGAAAAATAATTTACAGCTCCTGACTGATTCACAGAATCTGTACCTAAAGGAACTGCTGAAACAGGCTGAATCGTTAATGAAACGTGAAGGAATAGTTAATGACGGTACAAATGATTACGATATGGCCGTTGTTGACTATGCAGCCTTCCTTTTCAGAAAAAGAGCGAACAGCGAAATGAAGATGCCCCGGCATCTGCGTTATGAGCTTAATAATATCCTGTTTTCGCAAAAACAAAAATGACATTTGACGATGGAATAATAAAGATTTATAGACTGGTAAACGTTTCTGAAAAAGGCGACAAGCCTAAATATAAAATGTTCTATAAATCTTCCTTTTATTTTAGTTATGAGACACTGGGACTGACAAGATATTATACCGCCCTTGCAAATAACGAAAAAATAGAAACAGTTGTAAATATATATCAGGACAGAAGTATAAGAGTAAATGATATTGCAAGATTTGAAGATGATTCAGAATTTAAAATTGTACTGGCTCAGCATTTTAAAGACAGCGACGGTATAGACTGTACAAAACTGAGTCTGGAAAGGATGAATAAAAATGTCTGTTGTTTCGAAACTTAAAACCGTTAGAGACGCCTTGACGCAGGTCACAGAAAATGTATTTCATTATGAAGCGGAGAATAAAAACGGTCCATATATAGTCTGGATGGAGGATGGTGAAGGCGATTCACTTCATCTTAATGACAAAAAGAATGAACAGGTCATAACGGGAACTGTTGATCTGTTTACAAAAGACGAATATGATCAGCTGATTGATGATATACAGAATGCACTCAGCGGGGCTGATATATCCTTTATACTCAATTCAGTTCAGTATGAAGAGGAAACTGAGTTCATTCACTATGAATGGAGATTTGAAATATAATGGGAAAAATGGAAATCGAAGCTGCAGAAGAGTTTGTAAGCGTTCTTGACAGACTGGTAAAGAATTCAGATGGGATTGCAAAAAAAGCAGTTTATAAAGGTGCAGGAACAGCAGCTGATGAAATAAAAAAAGAAATCGAATCGCTGCCTGCAAGCGGGATAGCCATTCAGGGAAAAAAAGATAAACGTAAAAAGATTGGAGTACTGCCGGAAGAAAAGGATGATCTGATAAAAGGGTTTGGGATTTCACCAGTGCAGAAAATCGCAGACAGTATTGATGTAAAAATCGGTTTCGACGGCTACGGTCATAAAACCAGAAATTATCCCGGCGGTGTACCTGTCGTGCTTACTGCCCGTGCCATCATATCAGGAACATCATTCAGACATAAGAATGATTTTGTAAGAAGAGCGGTAAGCAGAGCAAAAGAAAAAACAGTTGAGACGATGAATAATGTAATTGAAGAGGAAATTAAAAAGGAGATGGAATAATGGCAAAAAAAGGACTATCAAAATTAGTTTTTGCAAAGTATAAGGCAGATGGAAACAATGTTACTTACAGTGATCCTGTTATCAGTGAAAAACTGGCAGAATATTCAACAGAGATAGAAGCCGGCGATTCTAATGATCTGTATTTAGATGATGATATTGCTGAAAGCGACAGTGCAGCTTTTTCAAGCGGAACATTTAATGTTACAACCGGTGATTTGTCAAATGATACGTCAAAACTTATTTTAAACGTAAAAGAAAAGAAAATAGAATTACCGAGCGGTAAGAGTGTAACTGAATTAACTTATGACAGTGATATGCAGTCAGCTGAGCTTGGTGTAGGCGTTATTGAAATGCATCAGGTAGACGGAAAAACATTCTATCGTGCGGTATTTTTAGCAAGAGTGCTGTTCAATATTCCAAGCAATGCAGCAACAACAAAAGGTGAGACAGTAGAATGGCAAACTCAGGAACTGTCAGGAAAGATTTTAAGATCAGCACAAATCAGTGAAGATAATATCAATCCGTGGCAGTTTACAGCAGATCTGGAAACTAAGGCCGATGCACTGGAATACTTAATGTTCAAGGGCGGAAAAACTACTAGCGATTTAGCAGGTGATCATTAATGAATCTGGAATACATCTATATAGAGGGTATCAAATACCCTCTTTCTTTTTCCCTTGTTACTGCTGAACAGATTGCTAAAAAATACCGCGATTTAAATGTATTAGAGAGAAATTTAAAGGATAGAAATTATCCAGTTGATAAAAAGTTAAATATGCTGAGTGACATCATTGCAATGATGATATACTCGGGGGTTCGATACTGTAATGCATATCATCTTGACCCGTATAAAGATGCTCCGTATACACAGGGCAGATTTTTTTATTTAACCAGTGAACAGGTAAAAGTCAGCCTGCCTCTGGATGAAAATTCAATCAAAGGACTGACCGATAAAATTCAAAAATGTATCAGAAGTGGAAACGTTAAAAAAATCGGTACTAAACCATTTGAAATCAGCGGTCATTCAAAAAAAAAGAAGCAAAGAAGCTGACGGGAGATACACATATTTATTTAAAGGCCAAGGCCTATATGATGCATATCCCGAGCAGTGAATTTTTATATATGCCTATTGGTGAATTAAGCGACCTGATCGATGCAGCCGATATATTAAACGGGCTGTGCGATGAAGATATACCGTTTGAAAATGACTATTATATTCCGATAGAACTGAGGTGAGAGCATGGCATATGATATCGGTCCAAGAATAACGCTGAAAGGCGAAAAGGAATTTAATCAGCAGCTGATTAAAATCAACAATTCACTTAAGGAATACGGCAGCGAATTAAAAGCTGTATCTTCGCAGTTTGATGATAATGCTAACAGTCAGGAAGCCCTTATTGCTAAAAATAAAGTGCTGGAAAAACAGTATGAGACACAGCAGCAGAAATTAAAACTGTTTCAAGGGCAGCTTGAAAAGCAGAAAAGTTTATTGAGCGAACAGGAAGCAGAAATAAAAAATCTTACTGCTCAGTATGGCGAAAACTCAAAAGAAGTGAACAAGGCACAGAGTGCCTACAGGAATACAGAGGCAAATATTTCCAAGCTGAGTACTTCTATAAATGAGACTACCGCCTTTTCAAATAAACTGTCAAATGAAATAAGGACCAACAATTCGTATCTGGATGAAATGGCAGAAGGAAGCCGTGATGCAGCTACCGGATTGTCAAAATTAGGCGATGAGGCGAAAAACGCTGAAAATGATACAAAAAATCTAGGCGATACCATCAAAGGCGCATTTGCAACTAGCGAGCTTTCTGATGCTGCTTCGGCAATTGCTGAAAATATCAGAGGCATTGTTGATGAATCAAAAGAACATTTAAAAATAATGAGTGCTCTTGAAGCATCATCACAGCTTGTAGGATACACAGCTAAACAAACTGCTGAAACATATAAAATCCTGTACGGAGTACTGGCAGATGATCAGACAGCTGCCACAACTACAGCAAACCTGCAGGCATTGGGATTAAGTCAGGAAGAACTTACCAGACTGACTTACGGAACAATTGGAGCATGGACAAAATATGGTGACAGTATACCTATTGACGGGTTAGCAGAAGCAGTTAATGAAACAGTCAAGACAGGTACTGTTACCGGTACTTTTGCTGATGTATTAAACTGGGCAGGTACGAGTGAAGATGATTTTAATACTAAACTCCAGGCAACGACTGACCAGTCAAAACGCGCCAATATGATACTTCAGGAACTGGCTGACCAGGGGCTGATAGCTTCTGCAGAAGCATATCGGGACAACAATAAAGCTCTGATTGAAAATAATGAGGCACAGGCAGAGTATCAGGAAGCATTGAGTGATTTGAGCGAAACTCTGATGCCTGTATTTACTTCTATTACAGAAGCTATAACTGAACTTATTGAAATTTTTAATTCACTGCCCGCGCCTGTTCAGGCTGTTATAGGAGTGATTTTGGGAATTATAACAATTCTGACAATCCTCTCTCCTGCAATAATGGCGGTATCTTCTCTGTTTTCAATTTTCGGGGCTTCGGCAGGGGTAGCGGCAGGCGGAGCAGCGGCGGCAGGTACTGCCGCATCGGGTTCAGCTGTCGGATTTGGTCTTCTTAACATGTCACTGTTACCTGTAATTGCGACGATCCTGGCAGTAGTTGCTGTTGTAGCTGCTGTGATTCTTATATTTAAAAACTGGGATGAAATCGTAAAGTGGTTTCAGGATCAGTTCGCAAATTTTGGGGCAGCAATCAGCGACTATGTAGATGATATCGGTTCATTTTTTCACAACATGTTCGATGGAATATCTCAATGGCTTTCTGATTCAATCGATGGATTTGCGAGCTGGGGCAGTGAGATGTATAACAAGGTAAGCACTGCGGTCAGCGACACAATCGATGCAATCGCATCTTTCTTTACAGGTCTTCCCGGAAAAGCGATCGAGTGGGGATCGGATATGATTGACGGATTTGTTGACGGGATAACCGGTACCATTGGAAAAGTGGTCGATGCGGTTTCTGATGTTGCAGATACTGTCTTCAGCTGGCTTCATTTTTCACGCCCGGATAAAGGACCGTTGAGAGAATATGAAGAATGGATGCCGGATATGATGTCTGGTCTGTCTAAAGGAATCAAGGACAACAGATGGCGTGTTGAAGATGAGATAGCTTCCTTAGCATCGAACATGAATCTTGCATATAATCCGGCAATCGAATCAAGTGCAAAAAACGTAAATGAAAGTACCGTTATAGTAAACGTAAGAGCAGACCTTAACGGCAGGGATATTACTAAATATGTTGAAAAAGAAATTTCAGCAAATCAAAAAAGTATGAGACTGGTAAGGGGGTATTAGTACTGTGTACGATATTTATATTAATGATATAAGCTGTATTGAGCAGAAGATACTGCCGACAACAAGACCGGATATCCCTGCACCTGTTAAAAATTACAATGAATATGATATTCCCGGTCGTGACGGGAAACTGTATGAGGATCTGGGGACATATGATGATATTGAGATTACACTTACGTTCAACTATATGTGTGCGCCCGATCAGTGGCATGACACATTCAGGAAGTGTAAAAAAATGTTTCTAGATGCAAAAACTCTTGAATTCAGTGACGATAACGAGTTTTATCATCGTGTAAAAAAAGCAGTTATAAATACTAATGAAAGAGTATCAAAAAGAATTGGAAAGTTTTCTGTAGGTGTCACTCTTGATCCGTATTATTATTCGGTTTCAGGAAAATATAAATATCCATATAAAAAAGTCCTGTATAACGGTTATGAAAGAACCAGACCTCTTTATTTTATTACAGGTGAAGGAGTCTGCCATCTAGAAATAAACGGTACTGACATTAAATGCAATATTGGTCAGAATCTTGTAATTGATACATTTCTTAAAATAAGCTACCGCAGTGACGGTACGCTTCAAAATACAGCTGTCAGTGGAGATTATGAAGATATGCAGTTAAAAGAGGGCATGAATGAAATATCCATAACAGATGGATTTGAACTTATGATAATTCCCAACTGGAGGTGCAGATAATGATAGAAATATACAAACCTGAAAATACAGAATACAGCATGAATGGCGACATGACACTGAATCCGACAGAATGCATGTTAACTATGAATTTAAACGGTGCGTGGAGTGTTTCTATGACTCACCCGGTGGATGATAAACTTGAATATCTGACTGAAAATGCGGTCATATGCAGTGAAACACCAGTAGGGAAAAAACAGCTATTCAGGATTCGAAATATAACAAAAAATGACAGCAGTGTGACATGTACTGCATATCCGATATTTTTCGATTCTAAAAATGACTGTTTTCTTTTTGATGTAAGACCTACTGAAAAAAACGGTCAGGAAGCACTTGATATTATGCTTGCATCTAATGAAAAATACTCAGCATCATCAGATATCAAGGCTGTGAATACCAGTTATTATATCCAAAAAAACTTTATGGAGGCACTAAACGGTGATGATGAAAACAGCTTCACCAGCCGGTGGGGCGGGGAAATTTCTTATGATAATTTTACTGTTACAGTTAATGAGCATCTTGGTGCTGACAATGGACTTCGCGTAGAATTTGGATTTAATTTAATGGGAATCTCTGAAACTGTCGATATGACCGAAGTGGCAACACGTATCATACCAAAAAGCTATAACGGTTATATACTTCCGGATAATGAAACGGTCGACAGTCCAAATATAAACAAATATCCTGTGGTATATACCAGAGTAATTGAATATCAGGATATAAAGCTCAAGGAGGATGCACAGGAGGGTGATTTAGAAAATGGAATCACTGTATGCGAGTCTCTAGAGGATTTATATACAGCGCTGAGAAACAGGGCAGCAGACGAGTTTGAAAATGGTATTGACGTACCTTCGATTACCTATGATGTCGATATGGTCGATTTATCTAAAACAGATATGTATAAGGATTATAAGAAACTTTTAAATGTAAATCTTGGTGATACTGCACATATCGGACACAGAAGACTTAACATAACAACTGAGGCCAGAGTTATTTCTATGACATATGATATGATCACAAAAAAAGTAGATACTTTGACTTTAGGAGATTATATAAGCAGTTATTTTAGTGATATGGATTCTGTTATGAACAGAGTAGATAAAGTTATCGATAAATCGAACAATACCCTAATGGCAGAAAAAATAAGCGGTGTGATAAATCTTCTGACCACATCGCTGAAAGCACAGAAAGATATTGCCAAAAAGCAGGATGTAAGAGCAATTCTGTTTGAGGACATAGATAAAGACAGTCCGACTTTCGGGGCGCTGTGTATTGGTACTCAGGGCATTCAAATTGCAAAAAAGCGAAACGAGACTGATACAGACTGGAAGTGGGGAACTGCTATAAACTTTGAAAGTATAGTTGCTGACTACATAATTACCGGTATTCTAAGCGACAGGCAGGGCAACAGCTATTGGGATATGGATAAAGGTGAGCTTGTAACAAGATATACGAAAGCAACTGATGCCGAATTTTCAGGTACGGTAAAAGGTTCGACGATTGAAGGTGGAGAAATAAATGGGAGCAATATAGCTACAGATAAGGATATTACGATAGGAAGAAATATCCGTTTTTCTGGGAACGGCGATTTTGCTGCTGTTATGGGAACTAATACAGTTCTTAGATTTTTAAATTCGAATCCGCCTACAACATCTGTAGACGGTCCTAATGTTCAGCTTCTGGCATCCAATCATATATATATCAGCGGTTCAACGGTCTCATCATCGGTTCCTATTACAGTAGGTTCAGACAAAAAATTAAAAAAGAATATAGAGGATATCGATCTCTCTGAATTAGTTGATATTTTAAAAATAAAAACATTTGATTATAAAAATGGAAAAGAAAATGCGATAGGTATTGTTGCACAGGATATTATAGATCATCCTTTAAGCATGTATATTCTGGATAAAAACCATGAAGGTATTTACAGCGTTGATTATAATG